GCACCCTACAGAGAATGGTATCCGCCATTAAGTGAAGATAGCTACACCATAGGTGTTGACGTTGCTGAAGGATTATCTTACGGAGATTATTCCTGCGCTCAAGTTTTAGATTCTGAAGGTAGGCAAGTTGCTTGCTGGCATGGACATATAGACCCTTGGGAGTGGGGCAATATCGTATCGCAGATCGGTCAGCGATATAACAATGCTTACGTTGTGGTAGAGAGAAATAACCACGGTCTAACAACCTTGCGCCGACTACAGGAATTGTCTTACCCGAACATGTTTATTGAGCATTCAGTAGATGGAGCTTACACCGATAAAATGACAAAACGAGGAGGTTTCCTTACAACCTCTAAAACCAAGCCTTTAATAATAGATGGACTAGCGGCATTACTTAGACAGGGTCAGAGCGGTATTGCCGATATGGACTTAGTTAGCGAGTTGCGAACCTACATAATAGATGATAAAGGGGCTTTCAATTCTCAGTCAGGATGTTATGATGACAGGGTTATGGCTTACGCTATAGCCCTGCACGGACTTGCATCTATGCCTAGAGTTAGGCATCGCATTATACAAAGGCGATTTAAGACGCTCGATCCCGTGACAGGCTACTAATGATAGAAGAAATTACTGAAGAAAAAAATGATATCTCAGATGGTGTGCAAGATCAAAGCATGCAGAATCTGGGCGCTCGGCTATCTGGTACATTTCAAGAATATAAAGATGCTCGCAAAGAAACAGAAAGCGAGTGGCTCAAAGATCTCCGTCAATACAATGGTCAATATGAACCTGACGTATTAGCCCGACTAAATGAGGCTGGAGCGAGATCAAAAGTATTTGTTGGACTAACTCGAACAAAGGTCATGGCGGCTTACAGTCGTATCATTGATCTATTGTTTCAGCATGGAGATGTTTTCTTTTCCGTTGAGTCCACGCCAGTCCCTGATCTAGATCCAATGCAAGCCATGCAGATGCGCCAGCTTGCTACAGCACAGGTCATGGAAGCATCACAAATGATGGATCCTAACATGAATGAAGATTTGGTCATGGCTAGGATGCAAGAACTCGAAGAAGAGTTGAAAAAGGCTGAAAAAAGAGTTGCCGATGACGCGGCTGAATTAATGACCATCGATATAATGGATCAATTGATTGAGACCAACGCAGAGCAAAAACTTAAAGAAAGTATTTTAGAAGCCTGTATTTTCGGTTCTGGCGCGTGTAAAGCAGGAACAGTAAGAATAGATCAAAAACAATCTTACTCAATGATGGCTGATCCAGAGACTGGCGAGCAAGGTTATGCGCTAAGTATTATTGAACAGCCTATGCCTGAGGTAGAAAGCGTATCAATATTCGACCTTTACCCAGACCCGTATTGCACATCACTTGATGATTGCGATGGGTTATTCCGTAGGCATGTGCTAACTCGCCGTCAGTTCAGGGAATTATCTGACTTACCTCAGTTTGATTCTGGAATGATCAAGTATTTGCTAAAAACAAACAGGACAGGTAACCACACTGAAGAAGAGCATGAGCGTACCAGAAGACGTATTGCTGGTATCAATGAGCATTCTGAATCCAATAGATTCGAGGTTATGGAATATTGGGGATGTGTTGATGGCTATGAATTAAAAGAGCATGGCGTAGAAATACCTGAAGATGCTGATTTGTCAGAAGATTTTAGCGCATGTGTTTGGTTGTGTTCTGGAAAAGTAATAAAGGTAATGCTTAACCCCATAAAAGGTTATGACATTCCTTATCATATATTCCCTTATGAGAGATCTCCTCATCAGTTCTGGGGTACAGGCGTACCTAGAATGATGCGTGATTCGCAAGGCACTATGAATGCCGCAACAAGAATTTGGTTAGATAATCTAGCGATGTCTTCTGCACCAATGGTTGAGGTAAACACTGACTTACTTGCGGCTGGAGAAGATCCTACAGACATACACCCTTGGAGAGTGTTCCTTAGAGAGGGTGGAGATGGTTCTATGCCGATGGTTCGCTGGTATCAGCCGGTAGCTAACGCTAATGGACTTAATCAGATTGTTGACATATTCCGCAAGTTCGCGGATGAAACAACAAGCTTACCTTCATATACACACGGTGAGCAAACGGGCGGTCTTAATAAAACCGCTACAGGAATGTCAATGTTAATGGGTGCGGCTAATGTTGCACTTAAATCTACAATTAAAAACATTGATGATTTCCTGATGGAGCCAATGATTACTGCATTATTCCACTGGAATATGGAGTTTGGCACGAATCAAAAATCAAAAGGCGATCTGAGGATTGTCGCAAGAGGAAGTACAGCTCTTGTCCAAAAAGAAGTACAAAGCCAGCGCTTATTGCAGTTCCTTTCGCTGGTATCAAACCCCATGGATGCCGGATTGGTGGATCGTAATCAATTACTTCGTGATATTGCACAGAGTATGGATATCGACCCAGATGAAATTGTTAAGTCAGAGGAGCAGTTAGCTCTTGAACAACAACAACAACTCGCGCTCCAAGCTGAAGCTGAACAAAGAGCAATCGCAAGCGGTAATGCGCCTCAAGGAGGGGTCGGAATGGCACCTCCTCAAGGAGCTATTTAAAAACCGTCTTGTTGATGCACAGCGTCACTTAGAAGAAGCAGACGAGAAAAATTTTAGGATTGAGCAAGGCAGACTCAAAGAGTTGCGCTTTTTGCTTAGTCTTGAAACGAGCGCGAGAGCGCATTTAGATAACTCGCGGAACCTTAAAAGGACAACCGCAATTGAATAACGGACATCGAGAAATCGCCCCGTAAGGAAAAAATTATGTCGAGAAATGACCCTGATCGCCTAGAAGCAGAAGCGAAAGAGTTGATGGAGCAAATGCTTCAGCCTAAAGAAGGAAACCCTGAGACCGTTCAATCTCAAGAGGATACTCCAGAAGAGCCTGAAGAGTTGCAACAAGAAGCCCCCGAACCTACGGACACGGCTGAGACTGACGCTGAAGAGGTTGAAGTATCTGAAGAAGTTAGCGGTGAATCTGAAGATATGACATTGGCTTTGCAAAAAGCTGAAAAAGCAATGAAAGGCGCACAGAGCAGAATGACAAAAGCTACGCAAGAAACGGCTGACTTGAAGCGGCAAAACGCCGACCTAGTCAAAAGCCTAGCGGAGCTAAAAGGTCAACTTGTTGAGCAACAGAGAGATGACAGTAAGTTAGCGCAGTTAAGGGAAGACTACCCTGATTTAGCTAACCCACTATTAGATGAGCTGAAGCGAACACAGGATGAGGTCTTAAGTCACAAAGAAGAACTTGCTTTAGAGAAGAAACGCAAAGAAGAAGAGCTGAATCAAAAAGCTGTAGATGCCCATTTTGATCGGATCAGAACAGAACATCCAGATGTTGATGAGTTAATTGAAACATCAGACTGGCTGAACTGGCTAGAAGATCAAGACAGTGCAACTAAAGATTGGATTCAACATGGTTCTTCAAACGATGTGAACTCTGTTCTCTATAAGTTTAAGGGCGACATGGGATTTAAACCACCATCACCGCAAGAGAGGGCGCTAGAGAAAGCAAGATCGGTTGCAGAACCGAAATTGCCTAAGTCTCGAAAGCCCAAAACGAAAGTCGATACTAGAAGCTGGTCAGTCGAAGATATTAAAAGGATGCCGAATCATGAATTTGAGAAGCATCAGGATGAAATATTAAAGGCAATGAATAGCGGGCAGATTCGGCAATAACTTTTGCATATAGGTAAATAAAATGTCTTTTTCACAATTTAGTACAGGCACTACATCTGAGGTGAATTTCATCCCAGAGGTGTTTTCCAAGCTTTTACAAGCTAAGTTCTACAAGCAGAGCGTACTTCCTGCAATTTCTAACACTGATTATGAGGGCGAAATCTCTGGTCAGGGCGAGAAGGTTGTAATTCGTACAGTTCCTGCTGTAACCATCAATGACTATGCGGGCACGATTACAACTCAAGAGTTGACTACTGCCAAAGTAGAAATGCTAATCGACAAGGCTAAGTACTACAGCTTCAAGGTTGATGACGTATTAGCGGCTCAAGCAGATAT